TGGTAACTTCTCGTCTGTTATCTATTCCAAGAAAGTCCAACTTGCTTTCCGTAAGGCAACCATCGTTGGCGACATTACCAATTCGGATTACTTCGGTGAGATTGCTGCTCAGGGTGACACCGTTCGTATCATCAAAGAGCCAGAAATCTCTGTCTCGTCTTATGCTCGTGGTACTCAGGTACAGGCACAAGACCTGCAGGATGCTGACTTCTCGCTGGTGATCGACAAGGCTAACTACTTTGCCTTCAAGATCGACGACATCGAAGAAGCCCACTCGCACGTTAACTTCATGGACTTGGCTACCAACCGTGCGGCTTACCGCTTGGCTGACCAGCATGACCAAGAAGTTCTGGGCTACTTGTCGGGCTACAAGCAGACTGCTTTGAACACGAATGCAGGCGCTGTGAATGACATTGTGAACGGCACGAAAGCTGTCACGACTGCTGGTTCCGACGAACTGTTGACCACGATGAAGCTCAAGAAGGGTTCCTTCGGCAACATCACGACCGCCTCTGCTGGCGAACACTCGATCCCTGTGGCTGCTCGTCTGCCCGGCGCTACTGCTCTGCCTACTGAGTACGTGTCGCCTGTCATGCTGATCAACCGTATGGGCCGTCTGCTGGATCAACAGAATGTTGACAAGGCTGGCCGTTGGGTTGTGATCGACCCCGTGCTGATGGAAGTCCTGATGGACGAAGACTCGCGCTTCCTGAATGCTGACTTCGGTGACTCTGGCGCACTGCGTAACGGTCTGGTTCTGACGAACTGGAATGGTTTCCGTGTGTATGTCTCGAACAACCTGCCTTCGGTTGGTACGGGTGCTGCTACCACTGGCGTTGCAAACCAGAATGCTAACTACGGTGTGATCGTTGCTGGTCATGACTCGGCTGTTGCTACCGCTGAGCAGATCAACAAGACCGAAACCTACCGTGACCAAGACTCGTTTGCGGACATCATCCGTGGTATGCACTTGTATGGCCGTAAGATTCTGCGTCCAGAAGCAATCGCTACTGCAAAGTACAACCTTGCCTAATGGTAAGTTACACTAGAGTATCCCTTCGGGGGTACTTTTTAACTCTGCCATAAATCTAGGAAAGGATTATAAAATGGCTCTTTCGCAATCCCTTCGTAACAAAGCTGTGCTTGTTGAGAAGTACGTAACGCTGCCCGCTACTTCGGGTACGACTGTTGGTCCCGCTGTGCCTGCTGGTACGATTGTTTTGGCTGCTGGTGTGGAAGTTTTGTCTACCGTCCCTACGGTAACGACCTTCACCGTTGCTGCTAACGATGGTACGACTACCTTCATGGCTGCTACTTCGATCAGCAACACTGCTGCAGGTACTATCAAGGCTGGTGTTACCCCCGGTTTCATCGCTGCTGCTGACACCATTGATGCTTTGACCTCCATCACGGGTTCGCCCGGCACGACCTCGGCTCGTATCTGGGCGTTGGTTGCTGACGTTAATGACTCGGTTCTGCCTGCTGCAGAAGTTGACCGCGACACCTTGGCTTAATTAGCTTAGGCTAACAAGGAGTATCCCTTCACGGGGGTACTCTTTTAACTTTCTACTGGACCCTGAGGGAATATAGATAATGTCTGCATATAATTTCCTCGGCCTAGTCAACGATGTAAATCGTCGTGCCAACGAGGTAGAACTAACCTCCTCCACATTCTCAGGTGCTGTAGGTTTCTATACTGCGGTAAAGGATGGGGTTAACTCTGCTATCTACGACATCAACCAACAACAGTTTGAGTGGCCTTTCAACCATGTGTCTCAGAGTGAGGCTCTTGTTGCAGGTACTGTACGTTACGATATTCCCAGTGATGCCAAAACTCTTGACATGGACTCCTTCCGTATTGCAAGGGATGATGCACTGGGTAACGAAACAGTAAAACTCCAAATAATCTCTTATGAAGATTACCTTGACAAGTACTTAGACTATGAGTATAATACTTCGGATGGGATTCGCACCCTGCCACGCTTTGTGTTCCGCACACCCTCACTCCAGTATGGTGTAGTACCCTCCCCAGACAAAGCATACCCTATTAAGTATGAGTACTACCGTAAGATAACACCACTCGACGTATACTCGGATGTACCAAGCATTCCAGCAGACTTTCGCCACGTTATTGTCGAGGGTGCTATGGTCTATGCCCACACATTCTTGAGTGACAATGAAAGCTCTCAGCTTAGCCAGAAGAAGTTTGAGGATGGTATTAAGGCTTTGAGAACCTTGTACATCAACCGCTACGAGTACATCCGTTCGACCGTAAGGAATAAATAATGCCTTCACAGTGGCAAACATTCCCAATCGAGTTCGGGGGTGGCCTAATCTCCAATATGAGTGCGCTACAACAGGGTCTTCAGAAGGTTGGTTCGGCAACTTTACTGCAGAACTTTGAGCCTTCCAAAGAGGGTGGCTACAAGAAGGTGTTGGGCTACACAAAGTTTAGCTCTACGGTACTGGCTGGCTCAGGTCCAGTGCTTGGACTCAAGGTTCTTAATGAGACACAAGTTGTTGCAGTCAGAAAGAATGCCAGTAACCTATCTCAGTATTATGTTGGTAGTGGTACAACTTGGACTTCTTTAGGAAGTGCAGCCCTGCTTGGGGGTCGTGTTCAGGCTGTGTCCTATAACTTTAACGGTAGTGACAAAGTATTCTTTGTGGACGGGGTTAACCATCCTGCCATCTACAACGTCACTGCAAACACAATGAGCTTTGCTACTATTAGTGGAGACTTATTGGGTACGGAGAGAGTTGCACTCTTTAAGAACTCCATCTTTTGTGCTAAGGGTCCACTGTTATATTTTTCTGCACCCTACCTCGACACAGACTTCAGTTCGGCTTCTGGTGGTGGTTCTATCAATGTGGGACAGAACATTGTTGGCTTGATTGTGTTCCGTGACCAACTCATCATCTTTACTAAAAACAAGATTAGACGCCTTGTAGGTAATAGCATAGCAGATTTTCAGCTTGTCCCTATCACAGATGATATTGGTTGTTTGCATGGCGAGACTATTCAGGAAGTCGGCGGTGACATTATGTTCATGGCTGCGGATGGTCTACGTCTTCTGAGTGCAACTGAGCGTATCGGTGACTTTGGGCTTGGTGTGGCTTCTTCTCCAATCAATAAAGATGCTATCACTTTTGTTAATAGCACACAAGTCTTTACAAGCCTAGTGATCAGAGAAAAAGCACAGTACAGGGTCTTTGCTTATAGTACATCTGTAAGTTTAGATAATGCTAAGGGTCTAATTGGTACACAGTTTGCTGACCAAGGTTCGACTAATGTTAACTGGGCTACCCTTAGTGGGTTTAAGGTCTACGTTGCAGACAGCCGTTATGTTGCTGGTGGAGAGTTTATTGTCTTTGGCAATGACACAGGCTACGTGTATCGTATGGAGTCTGGGGCTAGTCGGGATGGATCAAACATCGAGGCAATCTATCGCTCTCCACATATGCCTATTGATGACCCTCAGATACGCAAGACCTTCTACAAGGTAGCCTTGTATACAGAGATCACGGGTACTTTCTCGGTTAACCTGAGTGTAGACTTTGATATCTACAAGGTTGCAAACTATAACAGCACACCAGTAACCACAATACTTTTAGAGAGCAGTGGTACAGGTGTTTCTATCTATGGAAGTCCTTCGGCTATCTTTGGGACTTCTCTATATGGGAGCCTACTAGACGATGTTTACAACGCAAACCTAATTGGTAGTGGTAAAACTATCTCTCTGCGAATTGAAGACATCTCAACGAACCCCTCATTCAGCCTAGATACTGCTGTCCTTGAGTATAAAGTAAACGGAAGAAAGTAGAGACATGACTGGATATGTACGTCAGGATACCGCAAACAACATCTCTAACGGGAGTGTCATCAATGCTGATGACCTTGATGCAGAGTTTGATGCGATTGTAACTGCTTTCAATGCCAGCACTGGGCATGTCCATGATGGGACTTCAGGCAATGGTGCGCCAATCCTTGTTGTTGGTCCAGCACAGGACGTTGTTATCAGTGCTACAAGCGTGTTGCCAAAGACTGACAACGTGTTAGACCTAGGCAGTTCCACGAGAGAGTACAAAGACTTGTGGATTGACGGTGTTGCTAACATCGACTCACTTGTTGCTGACACTGTTGATATCAATGCTGGTACGATTGATGCTACGGTTATTGGTGCTACTGCTCCTGCTGCTGGTAGCTTCACTACGGTGAATGCTTCTGGTGCTATTACTGGCGATCTGACGGGTAATGCTGCCACGGCAACCAAATTGGCTACTGCTCGTACAATCGCTCTGAGTGGTGATGTCGCAGGTTCCGCATCCTTTGATGGTTCTGCAAACGTCACAATCACTGCTACTATTCAGGCTGACTCTGTAGCACTGGGTACGGACACTACGGGTAACTACGTTGCTGGCATCTCTGGCACAACCAATCAGGTTACTGTAACCTCTGGCACTGGTGAGGGTGTAAGCCCTGTGGTTAGTCTTCCTGCTACCCTAGTGGTTCCCGGAACGCTTACGGTTACTGGTGCAGCAACTATTACCAGCGGTTCTATCTCTGGGATTACTGACTTGGCTGTGGCTGATGGTGGTACAGGTGCTTCTGATGCTGCCACTGCACGTACAAACCTTGGGCTTGGCACTATTGCTACTCAAGCAGCCTCTGCAGTGTCTATTACGGGTGGGACTATTACAGGTATTACTGACTTGGCTGTGGCTGATGGTGGTACAGGTATCTCCTCCTATACTATTGGTGACATCCTATACGCATCTGCTTCAGGTGTGCTAAGCAAACTTGCTGACGTTGCTACGGGTAACGCCCTGATCTCTGGTGGTGTTGGCGTAGCTCCTTCCTATGGTAAGGTTGGTTTGACCACCCATGTGTCTGGTACGTTACCTCTAGCCAATGGCGGCACTAACGCAACCGATGCTGCTGGTGCGAGAACAAACCTTGGGCTTGGTACTATTGCAACTCAGGCTGCATCTGCTGTAACTATCACTGGAGGTTCTATCTCTGGGATTACTGACCTTGCTGTAGTTGATGGTGGAACTGGGGCTTCTGATGCTGCTGGCGCTCTAGTTAACCTTGGTTTGACTGCAACGGCTGCTGAACTTAATTATACAGACGGTGTTACCTCTGCTATCCAGACCCAACTTGATGCTAAAGCTCCTCTTGCTTCTCCTGCTCTCACAGGTACGCCAACAGTAAACGGGTCCAGTGTTGCGCTAAATAAAGCTGCGTCAGCACTCACAGATGCGGCAACGATAGCAGTCGATATGGCAAACGGCCCAAACTTCTCTGTTACACTAGCTGGTAACAGGACGCTTGGAACTCCCACAAACCAAGTGGTTGGCATGAGTGGCTTTATTGTTGTAACTCAGGATGCAACAGGCTTTAGAACACTGTCCTATGCTGCTGACTGGAAATGGTTTGGTGGTCAGACGCCAGTGCTTACAACGACTGCAAACGCACGAGATGTTATCCTGTACACAGTACTCTCCAGCGGTAATATTCTGGCATCTATCGCAAGGGCCATCCCATGATCAATAATAACCTAATAGTCCCACCAGCCTATAAGGCATGGAACAAGAATGACTTCTTGGGTTATAGCCTTAATGTGGCCCCGCATGATCTTAGAAAAACTGGACCAGCCGCTACTACCCTTGCTATCGTTCCCTCCGTAAGTGGGCGGGGCGTAACCCAAAATAATACCGTAAACAATGGTCTTGCACTCTTTTTACCCCATACCGATATTAACATCTTGGTTAAGTTTACTGTTCCCCCAGTAACGCAGGCAAACCGAGGTTATATAGGGGTATGGTTTCGCTCCTCCACCACTGAGTTAGCGACTGACACCCAGTATGTCGCAACATTAGGTACGGGTGGAAGCAATCCCTTAGACGTGGGCAACCTCGCCAAATATGCGACAGGGTTCGCGCAAAACTCCGTGGTCTTATCTGGGATGACTAAAGGAAATAAGGCATGGCTAAGATGCGGGGCGGTTGGGACCAATATTCGTGCTAAGTGGTGGATGGATGGGTCAAGCGAACCCGGTTCTTATCAGAATAGCTGGACCCAGACACAGATTGCGTCTGGAAATTACATTATCCTAGGGACGTATGCCCCCGGTGATGCCACCAACAGAACGACGATTGAATACTTTAGCTACGCTCTCGGCTCATCTGCCGTGGCCCCTAGTCCATGAGGAATGAATGACACACTGCATCAGTAATGACGGGACCATTTGGCAGGGAGAACCTATTAACGGGGTCCAGCACCCACAGAACATCGTTGACCTGTGGACAGATGAAGAACTTTCTGTAATTGGGTTGACGAAAGTTGTAACCGTTTCAGTTCAGCCAACAGAGGCGGATTTGGTAAGGGGAGAGAGAAACTACCTACTCATTACCGTTGTTGACCCTATCGCCACTAACGTCCTACGTTGGAACGACCTTACAGAAGCAGAACAACAAGCACTGGCAAAATATCGTCGTAACCTACTTGATGTACCTAACCAAGATGGTTTCCCTCAAAATGTGATCTGGCCTGTCAAACCCTAAAATAAGGGTTGCATAAACTTCCCTCTTAGTATAATATAGAACAAACTTCTGGAGAGATACCTTGGACTTTACACCCCAACAGCAACACAGCTTGCTAACTCAGATGGGCTACAACGGTCCAACAGACTCTAAGATGATGGAAGCATTCCTGTCGTCTAATCCCGGAGCCGCTGCCCGTATGGGTAAGTTCAGTCGTGTCGTCAAGCAACGTGCAGGCATGGCAGTGGGTGGAACTGTAACCAACACAACACCCCAAACTCAGCCTGCCCCTGCTACACAGTCTGACGGCAGCAAGTTGACCGAAGCCATCATTCAGAACCCTGCTGACCTCACAGTGAAGTCTGATGTAGCCAAGCTGGAAGTGACACCAGACACCCTGATTGATACTAACGCAGGACAAGTTGGAGTCGCTCCCACTGTAGACACCACCACGGTCACTGATGTTGGTCAGACCCAAACACCCGTACAGACACCAGCCAGCCTGATTGAGTCAGTCGTTACGTCAACCCCTGCTGTGAAAGCTGAGACTGAAAAGCTCAAGCCTGCTGTTGGTGTTGTATCTGAGGCTGCTAAAACAACTGCTGCACAGCAGACTGAAAGCTCCCTGTCTAACCTCAAGGCTGAGCAGGGTACTGGCATCTTGATGAACAACCCAGTGCAGCGTAAGGTAGAAGAGGGAGAGTTAATCTCTGGTTCTACTGTGGACGCCTCCAAGGTAAACGCACTGGCTGAGAGCATCCAAGCAGCAGAGGCTACTCCCACAAAGCAGGCAACTGTACAGGGACAGCTTGAGGGCTTGATGCAGCAGTTCGAGGGTGGCAACACACCAGCATGGGCTGCAGGAGCTATGAGGGCTGCTAATGCTACTCTTGCTGCTCGTGGTCTTGGTGCATCCTCGTTGGCTGGACAGGCTGTCATTCAGGCTGCTATGGAGTCTGCTCTTCCCATTGCTCAGGCTGATGCTAACACTCGCGCACAGTTTGAGTCACAGAACTTGTCCAACAGACAGGCTACTGCAATCTTCTCTGCTCAGCAACGTGCTGCCTTTCTGGGACAAGAGTTTGACCAGAACTTCCAGAGCCGTGTTCTGAATGCTGCCAAGGTTGCTGACATTGCTAACATGAACTTCACTGCGGAACAGAACATCGCAATGGAGAACAGCCGTATTGTCAACACGGTAAACCTAGAGAACCTCAACAACCGTCAGTCGATGGTGATGGCTCAGGCTGCTGCTCTGGCAAACATGGATACTGCAAACCTGAATAACCGTCAACAGGCTGCTGTACAGAATGCTCAGGCGTTCCTGCAGATGGACCTGACCAATGTGAACAACACACAGCAGACGGAAATGTTCCGCACACAGTCTAACATTCAGGCACTACTGACTGATCAGGCTGCACAGAATGCTGCACAACAGTTTAATGCTTCAAGCGAGAACCAGACCAACCAGTTCTTTGCAGACTTGACAAGCAGAGCAAATCAGTTTAACGTAGAGCAAACCAATGCCATCAAGCAGTTCAATGCTGGTGAGACTAACGCTGCACAGAAGTTCAATGCTCAACTCAAGGCACAGCAGGAACAGTTTAATGCCACCAACTCTCTGGTGATTGCACAGGCTAACGCCCAGTGGAGACAGAACACTGCCACCCTGAATACTGCTGCACAGAACGACTCCAACATGGAAATGGCTAAGACCCAGAATGCTCTTACTGGTAAAGCTCTTGACCAAATCTGGCAGAATGAGCGTGATGTTATGGCCTTTGCTTTCACTGCACTAGAGTCTAACAAGGACCGTGCAGCAGACTTGATGCTTTCTGAGAAGAGGGATGACCTAGTGAAGCTACAAGCCAACCAAGCAGAAGAGTCCGCTAAGTTTGCAGTCTTGACCAAACTTGTATTCGGAGGTTTCTAATGGACTACGCACAGAACTACCTTAACACTTCCAGTCTTGCAGACCGTGTACGTCAGGGTGCTGCCTCTGGACAAGTTGCTAAGGCTGGTGGTGGTCTTGCTGCCAGAGAGAAGCGCAGGGAAGCTGCTACAGAAGAACCAGACTTTGCTGCAATCCGTGCAGAATACTTCAACAGTGTTCGCAACATGTTCTCCTCTATGGAAGATACCCCTGTTGCTAAGAAGGAAGAGTTAACCTACGGACTCCCTAGTGCGCCTGTTTCTGGTAATGCAGAAGGCTTGTCCTTTGGTGGTGAAGACTTCCTGAGTAGCCTGATCCAGTCTGAGTCGTCTGGTAATGCACAAGCCTTCCGCACGAACAAGGATGGTGAGACTTATGCTGGCCTAGTACAGATTGGTACTGCTCGTATTGCTGACTACAACAAGGCTACTGGCTCTGATATCACTCAAGCAGACTTGCTGCAGAACGCTGCCATTCAGAATGAGGTTATCAACTGGCATGTGAGTGACCTACGTAAACTTGCTACCAAGCTGTCTGAGACAAGCGGCATGGACATCAACGGCCTGATTGCTGTTGGTCACTTGGGTGGTCGTGGTGGTATGACGCAGTTTGCTAACACTGCTGGTAAGTACAACAAACAGGATGAGCTTGGTACAAGTCTCTCCGACTATTACACGAGGTTCAAAAGCAAATGATAGAACTAAGAGGGCCAATCCCCGGACAATCCTTGACGACACCCCCTAAGGGTTTTCCTTGGGAACGTCCACCTGAGATCACTGACCCAGAAGAAGCAATCCAGATGCACCTAGCCCGCTTGTCTCGACCAGACATGATGGATGCTGTGGCACAGGCTGTTGAACTGCAAGACCTAGACATTAAGACAGTGACCAATGGCATCCTGCGTGGTGCTGTTGCTAGTGGTATTCATAGTGTAGATGTCAGCCTGCTAGTTGCCCCTGTTATCCACGAGTTTATCAAGCAGACCACCAAGGCGCTGGGCATTGAGGCTGATGATGGCTTCGAGGACAAGAAGGCTAAGGCTGCTCAGGATCAGGCTGTTATTGCTATGAGAGCTAAGAAGCAGCTTAAGGCTATGGGTGTGAACCCTAAGGAAGTTGCAAAGAGTGTTGAAGCTGAAGTTGCTGCTGAGCCTGTTGTTGAGGCTGAGCCAGCACCTGCTCCATCCAAGGGTCTGATGTCAAGGGGTGCTATGTAATGGGTTTCTGGCAAGGACTAAACGAAGGTCTTACCTATGTGATGGAAGACAAGGCTCGTAAGAAAGAGCTTGCTGATGCTAAGCAGGAGCGCATGGAAGAACGTGCTGCTTCTCAAGCGGAGAAGGCTGCTGACCGTGCCTACCAAAGAGAGCAGATGCAGTGGCAGCTTGGCGAGTCACGTAGGGATGCTCTTTTGCCACTCATAGTGAAGAGAGAAGCAGAGAAGGCAGAGTCACAGAAGTTGACTGGGCAAGCACAAGCATTCTTCTCACGCCTTGAGGGAGTTGACTTAGACGACCCGAAGTTAAAAGCACTGGCTGATAACCCACGACTAACAGCAGAGCTTGAGGCACAGGCGGATGCTCTTGAAAAGGATATGGCCAAGGCGGGTGTGGATGTACCTCCCCTACGTGGGCAGAACTTGTTGGATGCTCTCACAGTATTCGACCCAAACACAGGGGCTGTAGCAGCATCTAACATAACTGTGGATGACATACTGTCAATGGACATGTCTGACCGTAGTGCATATGAACAGACAATGCTGGACCTTAGCCGTACTCAGGATGGTGGTGCTTACGCTACGATTAAGCCAGACGCTTACCGTGTTGCTGATCCTAAGAAGCTGGAAGAGGGTCGTAAGATGTTTGACCAGCTTGTGCTGCGTCAGGCTCAGACAGAACTGGCTAACTTGGATGAAGCAAGTGGAGAGTGGGCTGACCTTAAGGCTCAGATTGATGGCTATCGTGAAGAGAACAGCGCAGAGCGTTTGGCTATTCAGGACAAGTATGGCTACGGTGTATACAAGACACTATTGGAAACTAATAACCCATACATCCAAGGCTTGAAAAATGATCCTCAACTGCAAATATTTGATGCGGAGGCACAGCTTCGGGCTATCCTAGCAGACCCAGAAGCAAGTCAGGCGGATAAGGATGGTGCTGCTGCTAGACTACAGGCATGGGGTATGAACTAATGGCTGATAAGTATGCAGGTATTCTGGAGGAGTTGGACACAAAGTTCGCTCTTCCTACTGCCCCTACGACTGCACCACTTGTACCACCAGTACCTGACAGCAAGTACGGATCAATGCTGCAAGACTTAGACCAACAGTTCTCTACCACAATGGTAGTGGAGCCTGTAACTACACCCCCTACAACCATTACAAACTACTCTGAGAATGACCTAGTGCAGGATCAATTCTTCTTGCCAATACAGAACTACATGGTTGACCGTTTTGGTGAACACATTAAGGACTTGGATCGTGAGGATGTTATTGGTAAGTACACCAACAATATGCGTGGGTTTGAGGGCGGTAACTCTGTACGTACAGTCAATGAAGTCGTCTACCTCAACGAGATTGGCGATGATGAAGAACGTATGGCTAAGGCTGGAGAGGCTTACAAAATCTATCAGGGGATGCAGGGGGTCTTTGGTGACACCTCTCTGGGAGAGAAGGCTGAGACTGTGTGGGACTTCACAAGGTCTGCTGTTGCTGATCCAATCAACTTGCTTGGCCTTGGTATCGGTAAGGTTGCCACTGGTACTGGCTTCCGTGCAGGCTCACAGCTTACCCTGATTGCAGCCAAACGTGCATACGAGAAGGCACTGGTTAAGGGTCTTACCAAGGAGAAGGCACTAGAGGTTGGTCAGAAGGTCTTGGCACGTACTGCACGTACTGAGGTCCAGAAGACTAACGCACGTATTGCCCAGAGACAGGCTGTAGAACAAACCGCAAAGACTGTCCTGCAGCGTATGACCACTAGCACTGCACTCAAAGAAGCTGCGATTATGGGAACCTTCGAGGCTGCTGTCTCAGCGGGTACTGACTACCTGTATCAGGATGTTATGCTACGCACGAAAGTTCAGGATGAGTACAGTGTGTTTCAGACTGGTTTATCTGCTGTCGTTGGCCTTGTGGCTGGTGGCTTGGCTGGTGCTGCAAGTAACGTAGGCACTGGTGCATCTGGGTTGAAGGCTCCTAACGCACTCAAGAAGAGTGTTAAGGGTAACAAGGCACTTGGACAACTCATAGGGCAAACCTCTACCGCTGCTACACCCTCTCCTGCTCAGGGTAACTGGCTGGCAGATATTGCTAAGGGTAAAGAGTTGAAGGATCAGGACACTGAGTTCTTCATTACAATGCTGCTTGGTAACGACGAGAAGGGTCTGAAAGGTCTGGCGCAAATCCTTGCAGAGGATGGATACACTTGGGTTCGTCGTAGTCCAGACGACAAGGTGTCCAACTGGATTGGTGATGTTATCAAGGATGCTGACCCACAGGACGCTAAGCAGTTCCTCAAGGACTTTACTACAGCCACTGGCATCAAGATGTCCGAAGGAAAGAAGCTCACGGTAGAAGCCCTTGCAGACACCTTCAAGAGAAAGCTGAGTGACAGTGCTAGGGTGATGAATGCAGCCAGCCAAGTGTCGGCTGTACTTGGTGGTAACCTCAAGGGTAAGACTGTGGATGACTACGTGTCTACTGTCATTGGTGGTGGAAGCTACCAGCCTGCTTCTGTTCAGACCAAGATAGGCAAGTTCGTAGACAACAACATCAACCGCAACCTGCCAGACTTGCAGAACAACATCATCCGTCTGATGGTGTCTAACTTGTCCACGACAGCCATGAACGTGACTGGCTATGCTGCCATGACCAGCCTCAACAGTGCGTCTGATGTAGCCCGTGCAGTACTCATGGGTGGTAAGGCTGGCTTGTACCTTGCGTATAATCCTGCTGAGGCTAAGAAGGCTGGTATCACTGCGCTAAACATCCTGCAGAACCAGAAGACCAAGGTTCAGAACATCTTGGACATCAACACTACGTATGACCAATTCTTGCGCTACTCTCAGTCCCGTCCAGAAGCTATGCGTCCCCTTACTGCTCTACTTCCGGGGGGTGTTGAAGACCTAGAGAAGGCATCAAAGAGTTTTGATCCAGAGACTCCCCTGCTTACCCTACAGGCAAACCAAGTGGTTGACCTTGTGCAACGTGCAGCACTGGGCAGCGCACAGGATGCTCTCACTAAGTCCGTAGAGTTCTTCTCCCAGTTGGATAAGGGTCTTCGTCGTTCCCGTGACGATGGCGGCTTTGGCATGTCCTACAATGAGTTCATGGCTGACCCAAAGCATACCTCCAAGATGATCTCAGAGCAGTACCTTAAGATAGAAGCTCGTGCTATTGACGAGACACTCAAGTCAGTCTTTGCTAAGTCTTACAAGGGTGAGGGCTTCGTGGGTGAGGTGGCTGGTGTTATTGAGGATGCACGTACCATTCCGGGTATTGGTTTGCTTGTACCATTTGGTCGGTTCTTTAACAACACAGTTGCGTTGGCATATGAAACCACAGCTATTGGTCCCTTGCTCAGTCGTATCGGTGGCAAGACTGATGACAAACCATTCTCAGAAACCTTCATTCGTGGTGCTGTGACTTGGGGTCTTATCGGGACACTTGCACAAAGAGAACAAGGCTACATTGACTTGGGCCTTGGGTGGAGCGAGGAGATTGACGAAGAAACTGGTGCTGTGATTGACGAGCGTTACGAGTTCCCCTATGGCCTGTACAAGGCGCTGGCTCGTACTGTTGCACACCTGTCCCGTGGTGAGGGTATCCCAAGCGAGTTGGGGCTACAGTTTGCTGAGCAGTTTGGTGTTGACCAGCTTACTCGTCAGCTTGGTGATGCTGGTTCAGGTCTGGGTAACATAGCGAATGCTCTCCTGTCAGAGGAGGGGCCAGACTTAGCGAAGGTGCTGCAAGAAGCTCTTGGTGGTATAGCATCACAGGCTATCTCTGGGGCTACTCGTCCGCTTGAACCTATCAATGCTTTGATTGGGTTGGGTCGTGATGAAGAGTTCTATGTGCCTGACCGTAAGCAGGGTGCAAAGGCTTTCAACAACGCAATCAGATACATCGACCAAGGCTTTGCGCTGTTCTCTGGTAACACCATGCCACCAGCATTCTCTGCTGCGGAGGGTCAACCCAGACAGAATATCTCTAAGCTAGTCTCAACAACCCGTGAGTCTAGGTTGACTGCAACTGAACAAGTGATGAACTCTATTGGTCGTCCAAGCTGGAAGGTTAACATGGCCTCAGACTCAGAGGCAGCGGACAACAGGTACAACCAGTTGTATAACCAGATCATCGAAGATGGTGCTTCCAAACTGTGGGAGTCCGAAAGGTTCAAGAAGGGTGACCTTGAGTACAAGCAGTTGGCAGTGACAGACCTGTTACAGAAAGCAGCAAAGGCAACCAAGGCGTACATGGGTAGTCTGGCGGCTAAGAGTGGGGATCGTACATTACTTAAGATGATCCAGATTTCTAATGCTCCACAGGTTACTATCCAGAGGGTTCTTGCTGACCTCGGCATTGAGAAAGGTCTGGATGAACTCTCAGAGGAAGAACTGGATACCGTAGCTAATGCTATCAAGTATCGAGAAGATATCGTCCAAGCAAAGAATGAATAAAAAGAGGGAGCCTTTTCGGCTCCCTTTAAGTTTATCACGGGGTGTTCTTGTTGTTAGTCCTCAAGCATAAAGTCGGCCCAGTCCTCTGCCTCACGCTTGATCTCTTCCCTGCGTACCAGACCCGTAGACCTAGACAGCAGGGCATTCATTGCCATCCCAACAAGATAGATGCGGGATGTCATAGGCTTGGGTGGCCCGCTGTACTTCTTCTTAGCGGTGAACTGCTTGGCTTCTTCCTCAAGCATTGCGTTCACTTTGACCACCTCAGGAGACTTCTCAGCAGGTTTTATTAGTGTGGTCTTCCCCATACTCCACTCCATTAAGTCTCATGTTTATTACCTTTGGGTAGATGCTGTGGTCACTCTTAAGCCAATCACTTAGAGTTGTTTGCCTTCCCAGATACCAGTATTGGTTACCCTCTGGTGAAACATTAACCTCAAACCTCATGGTCCTCCACCTCCTGAATCAACCTACTTAGATACCATTGCGCTTTCTTTAAGTCCTCTAGCCCGTTCTTGTAGCGCCAACGGTGCAGATACTTCGCAATGTTACCACGAAGATACCCTACATACTCATCATAAGAGAGGAAGTCCGCAATGTAGTCAATACACTCAATGTCACCCTGACCGTAGTGCTTTGGGTAATTCACAATGTCATAGTTGATCCTATCTTGTGATACTTCTTCATCCTCTTCAGGGTCTGTCCAGTATGCACCACCGACAACCCCAGCCCTCTTGATGTTATCCAGAGCCTGTTGTATTCCGTCTGTATCCCACTTAGCCATCACAACTTCTCCTCTTCAAAAGCAATGATCCACTGCTTACAAATGTCACTACGAACGATATCATCCACGCCAAACTCAATGGTTGGGATACCCATGTTATACTTCTTGGCGAGGTGCAGAATCTTACTAAGGCCACTCTGTTCCTTAATGTCGCTCTGCTTGATATCACCATTGATGACAATAGTACACTCTTTACCAACACGAGTCAAGAGCATTTTCATCTCATGGATCGTAAGGTTCTGTGCCTCATCAACGATAATAAAAGCCCTGTTGAAACTACGCCCACGCATGACAGACAGTGGGACCATCTGGATATTACCAGCCTTCATCCCAGTCTCGACCACGCTCTTGCCCAGTTGCTGCTCAAGTACGTCAAGCACTGGCATGATCCACGGGGTGTACTTCTCTTCAAGAGTTCCCGGAAGGTAACCCAAGTCTTTACCCACAGCGATGTTAGGTCGAGTGATAATGATGCGGTCAATGCGGCGATTAGCATACAGATTCGCCGCATGGGATGCGGCGATAAAGGTCTTACCCGTACCACTGAACCCTGTCACAATGATCTGACTGCTTGTATTAAGCGCAGAGATATACCGTTGTTGTGCATCATTCATAGCCACAAGATTGACAGTGCGGACCTTAGCCTCTTCTCCTGCGTTCTTGTAGCGTGTCACCCGTTTGCCCTTAGGCTTGCCTTCATCCATTAGATGGTTCCTTGAAGTATGCTTCTAGTTCTGTGTAGCCACCAATAACCTCTGTCTGGCGGATGATTAGTGGGACTTTCTTGTAGCCACCCTTCATCATAAGAGCTGCCACCCAGATATTATCATACAGGTCTACATAGCAGTAGCTTACCTGATTGTCCTTAAGTAACTGCTTGGCTTTGTCGCACCAGTGGCAGTCAGGTCTTCCAACGATTGTATACACATTACCTCCTTGTGTTCTGTTGTAGGGGAGGACGAGGGGCGCTCTAACCCTAGGCCAGTGCCGAAGCTGTGGCCTATCCTATTCCCTTGTGGGTGATCAGTCCCACTCACTGTGTAACATCCACAGATTAGGCCGAAGCCTCGGTCAGACGCTTGTTCTTAAGTTTTTGTAGCCGCTTTCACAGCCCACATAGCTGCACTCTCAACCTCGGTTTGAGCCAGAGATTTAAGTCTGACGATCTCCCCTAGATTAGCCTGATCATCAATACCCTCAATCAAGTCAATTAGGTCAGCCGCAGCCCGCTTGATCTTACTCACCGTGTCATCGTTAGAGGGGTTAAAGCTAATCCCCACTCGGTACTCACCTTTAGTCATTCTAGCTCCTCTCCGATTAAGTCAAGTCAACAATCTCACAGGCATCACCAGAACAAGCCATCGTCTGTGAACCTGATGTGTTGTCTTCCTGTTCATAGTCTGCCAGCTTAGCCCAGTCAATAGCCTTGGGCATAACCTCTAGCAGTTTCTCGTAGTCACTCTTACCAATCTCTTGGTAGGGAGCCTGTTGGTAGGTATGCTCGTTGTATGGCAAGAAAGACACACCAGACATTTCATCGAAGTGCTTGTAGACAAAAGCACCAACCTCAAACCACTCATCACTACGCACGTTAATAGTAACAGATGGCTTATGCTCACACCAACTACGCTGATAGGCCAACCACATCTCTAGCTGGTCGATAGCACTCAGGTCTTCCGTAACCACTGCACCCTCTGGAGCCTTCATGGGGAAGCTGAACACGGTGGTCTGTGTAGGCTTCATCACATCAGGTTCAGATGGGATACCTTGGTCCTTCATAAACTGTGTCAGAGGGTCTTTGTTATCTCCACGCACAGTCCGAATATAATAGGCTGAGTGACGAGCATGAATCCCACTGGCACTGTCAACAAGCTGAGAGACTGTTCCCGAAGGTTTAACACAGGTGATAGCAGCAGCCACAGGGATGCCAAGACGTTCAGCCCACTCAGCGTTAGTAACAATAGCAACATTCTTTAGATGCTCCAGTGTCTGAGATAGACCAGCGTTCTTAGTGGTCATCAGTGGGTTGTCCATGATCCCAGTCAACGACACACCAAGCAGACGTTCTTCTTCTGTGTTGGTTTGCCAAATCTTACGCAAGTAGGGGAACTTGGTGTAGGTAGACTGGATCGTACCCAAGATGGTAGCAAGGCGAACCTTATCCTCCAGTGTCTTGAGTGTGTCAGTGGCACGAACAACAACCTCTGTCAGGTTGCAGAACTGGTATGGACGCAGGATAATCTCTGAGCATGGGTTAGTCCCAAAGTCATAGTCAGTCTTGCGGCGACCATTCTTTGCTGCCTGCTTCTTGGAAGCCTGACGATTGAAGATGCCACGCTCACCTGAACCACTCTCAACAAGTGCAGTCCACTCACGCATGAAGCTGACAGCATCTGGCTTCTCTGTGTAGCTAACAGAGTTGTTAGCCAGACCACGCTGAGGGTTGTTCTCCCACCAGTTGCCAGACTTAGCATAGCGCATACGATCATCCGACAGGTTGGACAGAGAGATCATAGCACTACGGCGTACACCACCAACCACAACCACTTCACCAATCTTACACATGATGTCATGGCACTCAAGGGAGGACAGCTTGCGACCCTTGGCTTCCTTGAACTTACCAGTAACGAACTGGAACAAGTCAATCAGTGGGGCTGGACCAGATGCACGACCACCAAAGGTCTTCAACTTAGCACCAGCAGGACGCACCAGAGAGACATCCCACTTAGGGATTTCACCAGAGTACAGCAGGGCAATGACTTGACGCAGTGCCTTGGCCCAACCCTCCTTGCTGTCCTTGACCACAACAGTGGTGTCAGACTGGAACATAACCTCTGGAACCTCTGGCAGCTTGCTGATGAACTGACGCTCAACAGAGAAGCCAACACCAGTACCACACAGCAGGATGAACATAGCTTCATCAAAAGCCTTAGGGTCATCCACTGGCAGGTACGAGCAGTTGTATCCAGCAGTGTTGTCACGCTCCAGCGCAGGGCCAGCAGTCATTACAGCCCGCATGGATGGCATAATCTCTAGGCCAAGGATAGCAGCTTCGATAGCCTCATAGGTGGCCCAGTCTTCACCACGGTCCAGTGGCTTAGCTACTACATTCTCCATGTAGCGGGTGACAGTCTCACCCCAGTTCTCACGACGACCCTCATCCTGCAACCAACGTGCATAACGAGAAGTCGCAATGAAGGACTGATAGTCTGTAGGCAAGTAGTTGCTCATTAAAAGTACCCCATGATTGCACCAGCGGGTGGGACCACGATACCCAACAGGCGTACCACTACCTCTGTAGCAGATGCTGCATCCATGTTACCCAGTAGGGTAATGATGTTAAACACATAGCCGTAGATAGCAGCAGCCCATAACCCAATCACGGTAACCATTAGCAGGATGCCACCAATAAGCGTACCCCAGTCATCATCTTTCTTTTGCATTCTTTCTCTTTCTCTAATCAGTGATAATTGCTACACGGTGTGCCTGCACTACGAGTCTGTTTATACTTAACTCCGCTACGGTAGCTGTAGGGTCTTGTATGCTCCACTCGACTAGTACCACAGGCACACTCTTGTCCTTGATGCTCTCCAGTTTACGGATAAGCTCTGCGACTGTCATGCTGTTTTCTCTACACGAATAGTAGTACCTTCCAGCAGGTCTGTCAAGTATGGTTTCTTATAGTTCGGACCCTTAAGAACCTTACCATCCTCACGCAGGATAGGCTTGCCATCGTCACCCAGCTTAGACATGTTGCTGGCATGGACACGGCGGAAAGCCTCAATGATAGTCGCTTCGTCAAAGAAGCCTAGTGCTTCCTCAACTACTGCAGAAACCTCATCAGACATTTTCACCCAGTCTTCAAACTCATCCTTCTGTAGGATACCTTCATGGATGCCTCCGCCAAGCACTGCGAGGAAACCTGTCCTGACGTAGATAACATCTGCAATCTCTTTGAGCATCTCCTCACGGTCATCACTCATAGATGCAACACGATACTCGTGGAGTTCTTCTTTGATCAGTTTAGCCCACAGGCGAAGGTCAAACGAGGCTTTGAACACACGGATAAACTCCGTGACCATAACCAAATCTTCTGACATTTGCACTTCTTGTTCCATCAGTCTTGCTCCAATACTTCTAGTGTGTGTAGTTTAAGGTCGTCGAGGTCTAGTAGTGCTGCTTCAACAAGGCTGTAGACATTATCCATTTCGTCGTCTGTCCCTGCAAAGTCAGCATGTTTATCAACCTCAACAACCAGTGTGACTTCATACTTCATTTCAGGTAGGCTTTCATAATCTGCACAAGTGACACAAACTCTGGCTCATACGTACCGTTAGCCAACTCTCGCTTAATCACCACACCGTGCCACCAACCCTTATTAGCCTGACCAGCCCAGTCTTCCTCTGCTCCCTTGAAGCAACCAACAACAAGACCAATGTTACCGTGTGGTAGTGCAGAGTCCTTGAAGTGTAGGTCACGCTTGTGGGAATGTCCACAGGTAGCAGAGCAGCTTAGATTCTGGATCACCGTGTGGGCATGGTGAATACCACCAGTTGCAGTTGGTGAATTACCAGAGGTGAAGTAGTGTGCATAGGCCACACCATCATACATAGCAACGGCTGGCCCAGAGTTTTCATACTCGTGATAGTCGTCGAACCAGTAGTCAGTGTCAAGGTGGCTGAAAGAGATACCGAACTTTTCCCCTTCACTGCGTGGGTTCTTGGCTAGGTAGGACTTGATGCGGTGTTCGTGGTTACCCTCAAAGCCTACCCAGTAGGGACGTTTCTTGTGGTTACGCTTAAAGGGTTCCCGAAGATACTCTTGTGCTTGGTTGTAGCACACAATGTCACGCTCGTAGTTCTGTGAAGAGACTGCCTTGGGAGACTTCTCGTCATAGGTGTTGAGGGACCGCATGTCTGCACCATCACCCAGATCAAACACCATGTCTGGCTTCAAGTCATACAGGAATTGACCTAATGCTTTGAAGCGGAGGTTGCCAACATCTGGATCAGAGTGGGCGCACGAGTATACTACTACTGTCTTAGTCATATGCTCTGTAATCCTTTAGGTTAAGTGGGAGTGGCTCAATGGATTTGTTGAAGTGATCAATGATAGGCTTGGCATTCTCGTAGTCGTCAAACCATGCCTCAATGTCAAACACTTCGTCACCCATTACAATCTTTAGGTCCAGACGTACAGCCGTGTCGGATACATCTAGGTCACCTAACTCTTCATCACTAAGGTCTTCTGCAAAGATTGGACCCTTGATGACACTCCAGATTTCTGTCTTGTATTTGTCTTCGCTTTTGAACAAGTTTCGCAGCCAGTTAAACATCTTTCCAACCTCTCAAGAGTTCCATGTAGTGGTCTAGGCTAACCATTACAATCCATTCAGAACGATCTGCCCTAAAGAAAAGTACTGGCTCACCCTTGCCGTGTCGTTTAGCCTGTTCGATCCAACCATACTGCATCTTCATCCCTGACTTACGCCGTTTGACTTCGATACTGATTGGCATCTTCTTGCGGGCAGCGGGAGAAAGCTGAATGTCCTCTCCCCCGTCACCCATTGTTGTTGACTTAACGTCATCAGGCTCAAGCTCAGGGAATACTTCAAGTAGCTTATCCCTGATCTCATTCTGCCCAAGCCTACCCTTTTGCTTCGCTGCCCGTGTCACTCAATCCACTCCGTTACGCGAGGCTCATTGACGACATCAATAAGGAATACTGGTCCTGTGCTGTATAGAAAAGTTCTTGCCTCAGGCCAACAAACCTTACGAAAGTCGCAGTACCCACAAGTTGTAGATAGCTGAGTGTTCTCAGACGTTTTAGACTGGGGTACTGGGGGTATCCTATCCTCAGGAATAGGACCAGCGACAACACTTTGGACACGTTTGATCTCCTGTTCTTTTCCCTCAAGCTCTTCTGTAAAGTCGTAACGATCCAGACAGAGTTTGAAGCGTTCCTTCTGAACCACAAGAAATGCACCCTCAGTCTTGTTAACAACCAGCGGGTCATCTTTCCCTGCGTAAACATAGGAACTAAGCTGGCTGATGTATCCGAAGGGGTCATCCTCACGTAGGTTATGGTCCTTGAACTTCTGAAAGCCATACTTAGAGGCAGACTTAACATCGACCGTGACACCATCAATGACAGCATCACGTTGTCCGCTTACGCCAAAGACATTCACCCTGTCCTGCATACCCTCGACCTTATGCCCTGCGGCTACGGCCAGTGCGAGGATTAAGGCTTCAAGCAGATCACCATAGAAGAAAGTCCCTAGTATTTCTGCCCGCAGTGGTTCAGTGTCTTGGCTCTGGTTGATCTTGTACCAGAGTTTCCTGTCGCAGGGTGAGCCAATGCCAGAGAGGCTTAGGTAGTCCCGTGGTACTTGCTCCTTGGAAAACCTAGCCTCTGCAACACTGGCAATAGCGGAGGACAGGAACGCTGTAGACGTAGCATCCCATCCCCCCTTACCCTCGACAACCCTGTAGATATCGTCTACGAGTGTGTCTAGTATTTTACTCAAAACGGAATCTCGTCGTCATCAATAGTCATAGGCTTAGACGCTGGCTTGGCTGCTGCCTTAGGTGCATCATCTTCATCGTCTTCGTCAGGGTTATACTCTACGTGGTTAGTGACCTTGACCTTCTCAAGGCGAGTACCCACGATACCCTTACGCTTCGTGTCGTAGACGTTGAGGATAATCTCCACGGTAGAACCGTTACCAATAGAACCATCCTCGTCGTAGTCCCAGACAGAACCATCTGCCTTGACCACCTTAGGCGCACCACCACCATACTCCTCAGTCCACTTACGGCGGAAGCGTACCCGTATCAGGCTAGAGTCCTCTGGGCTTTCCTTGCCCTTGAGCAGTGACTTGCTCTGGTTCAGCTTGGCAATGCTTGCTGCATCCAAGTCAACGTCGATGGTACACTGACCACCAGACTCCTTGAGTGCATCCTCAAACCCTGTCAGGTCACGATTGTCCTCAAAGACTT